CTGTTTGATGCGAACATCAACAGCACGGAGCGCACGGTGGTAAACCAAGGTGGAACATCATCGGGCAAAACGTATAGTATCATGCAGGTGCTGTTTGTGCTGGGCATGCAGGCAGAGAGGCAGGTAATAACGGTGGCTGGTCAGGACATCCCGAACCTTAAGGTAGGTGCGTATCGTGATGCAAAGACGATACTGGAGCGCAGTCCATTGTTGATGCAGTGGTGGCCCATCATCAACGAGGGCGAACGTATCATTAAATGTGTCAATGGCAGTATCATCGAGTTTAAGAGTTACACAGATGCTCAGGATGCAAAGAATGGCAAAAGGGATTATCTGTTTATCAACGAGGCCAATGGTATTCCGTATGAGGTTTACTGGCAGTTGTCTATCCGTACCCGTAAGCGGGTATTCCTTGATTACAACCCATCGGCACGTTTTTGGGTGCATGATGAGGTGATAGGTAAGGAGGGTGTGCGGTTGATTATCAGCGACCACAGAAAGAACTATTTTCTTACCGATGAGGAGCACAAGCGAATTGAGGGCATAGCTGACAAGGAATACTGGCGTGTGTATGCCCGTGGACTGACGGGAAAGATAGAGGGTTTGGTGTTTACTAATTGGGATATTTGTGAGGAACTGCCACCGAGGGAAGAATGGAAGATGGACGTGATGGGCCTCGACTTCGGTTTCACCTGTTTTAAGGGTGATACCCTCATAATGACGTCAGAGGGCGAAAAGCCTATAAAAGACGTTAAGGCTGGTGACTACGTTTTAACTCGAAAAGGATATAAGAGAGTAAAGCGAAATATATATAACGGGTACAAGAAAGTTATTCATAAAAAGTTTGTTAATGGCTTGCAAATATCGAATATTTTTTGTACTTTTGAACATAATTTTAATGCAAACGGAAAATGGAAGAAGTACGGAGAATTAACAACAGAGGACAGATTGTTTGTGTTATCGAACTCGATGGCATGGTGTTTAGGAGATACCCAAACGGCAAACACGGAAATTATTTCTACCATAAGTGGAAGGAAGATGGAGAGTATAAGCAAATCATCCTCCATCAGTACATCTATGAAAAGAAGCATGGCAAATTGCCGAAAGGTATGGTTGTGCACCACAAGGATTTCAACCCGCTTAACAACAGCGTTGAAAACCTCGTTGCGGTTACTGTCTCAGAACATATGCGCATCCACGCTAACATCGTTAAATGGAACAACGAACACCAAGAGGAACTTAAAAAGCGTCGATACTCAAAAGAAAATTGGCAGGAGCGCAGAGCAAAGGTGTTGCTTGAACTCGCAGCAGAGTGCAGAGTGTGCGAATGGTGTGGAGAGGAGTACACGCCTACAAACACGCATCAGCGATTTTGTTCAAAGCAATGCCATCATAAATGGCAATATAAAGCACCTGAGAACAATATCGAAATGGTTTGCCAGTATTGCGGAAAGACTTTCTTTGGTAATAAGTATCTTAAACCCAAATGCTGTTCTGAGAAATGTGCACATCAAATGGTTATATCCAAGCGATATAATAACAGAGGGTGAGGAATGGTGCGATGTGTACGACCTTGAGATTGAGGAGGTACACGAATACTTTGCCAATGGTATATTAGTACATAATTGCGACCCTACTGCTTTGGAGCATGTAGTTTTAGCGCACGGGGATTTGTGGGTAGATGAAAAAATCTACTCTACAAATCTCACCAATCCTGACATAGCGGATCGAGCAAAAGAGCAGGGGATAACAAGCCAACATCATATAATTGCCGATTGTGCCGAACCAAAGAGTATTAGAGAACTACAGGCAGAAGGGTTGTGGGTGACAGCAAGCCCGAAAGGTGCTGATAGTATCATCAATGGTTTGGATATATTGAAGCGATACAAGATACACGTTACCCGTAGGAGTAAGGGAATATTGGAAAACCTGCGTTCGTATAGATGGGCAAAGGATAAGGATGGCAACACGACCAATAAGCCTGAGGACAAGAATAACCACGGCATTGACGCAGTGCGTTACGTGGCGTTGGAAAAACTGAAAATGCATCGTGAGGTGCGTGGTGTGCGGAGGGTGAATTAAGCCCTATAAATGAATTCAGTAGTATTTTGGTTAAATATTTGTTTTAGGTTATTTATTGATTATTGATTGGTTAATTCATCGTAGGTTAGTAGTATTATCAGGGCTTAATATGTTATTATATATTTTTTCCACTCTCCTTCGTGGGTGCTGGTGCGTGAGCATCGGTTCCCACATTTTTTAGTTAAACAATCATAAAACTAAAGGTTTGCGATAACAACGTATTGATATAATCACTATCTTTGCAGACACATAGCAGAGGGTTAGTTGTGTGCGAAAGTATAGTATTAACCCATTAAAACAAGAAATTAAGATGAAGATTTGTAGTTGTCCCGCAGCAAGTGCTCTCACCACAATCCCTAATGTGGCATGTGCAGAGACCTTTGGGCAAATTCAGAAAGTCGCATTTATGCGATTAAAGAAAGCCGATGGCACCGTTAACTCGTTCGTAGATGGTGTTAGCACAGGTATTGACAAGCTGGCAGCATGGACTGCCAAGATGGCCCTCACCGATGGAGGTAAGGTTGTCATTTCCCCTTATATTCAGGCACCCACCAGTGAGGCAGGCGAAGCCCGTACCTTTGGAGGTGGTAACGAGACACTGGGAGGTATCGAGGAGGTTATCGGTCGTAACCCCACCCCGTTCAGCGGTGTGCTGCGTGCCGTGCCACAGAGTGTTATCAAGGTTATGAAGGAATTGCAGTGCGAGGCACAGGCTGGCAACCTCGGTGTTATCCTGTTTGACGAGAATGGCAATATCGAGGCCATCAAGCAGAGCGTTACCGAGGGCAGCACTACCACCGTATCGCACCTGCCTATCCCCATCCGTGCTCTGTTCATCAGCGACAAAGGACATGGCGGACTGGAGGCACCCGATGGCAACAATATCAGTTGGTCGTTCCTGCCTAACTTCTCGGACGATTTGGCTATCGTAGCCCCTGCCGATTTCAACCCACTTACCGACCTTGTTCCAGCAACACAGGCTCAATCGACACCACAACAAAGCGAGGAAGATTAGTTGATGTGAGTTATGGCAAAGGTTACAAAGGTAGCCCTCGCCACAAAGACAGAGGGCGCAATAAGAGAGTTTGACATCGACCACGCAGAGCGTATCTTGAGGATGCGGAACAGCGGATGGCAGTTACCAAAGGGTTCAGATTTCGAGTACACAAATGGCACTATCAATCGAAGAAATAAGAAGAAAGGCAAGTGAGCAACGCAAGAAACAGACTATTGCGTTGGCGGTGCTGCATCAGAACAGGCTCCGTTTTCACTCGGAGGTTGTCCCCAGCACGCCTGCTTTAGCCTCGTGGATGTATCGTGGCAAGCAGAGGGAGGACTTAAGCCCACTCTTTGCAGGTCGTGAGGGTGTTGCTCAGGCACTGACTGATTTCCTCGCAATGGTGCAGAACCTCATACCAAAGGATAAGTTCGAGACCTTTAAGACCTTGTTCCGTTTTCCTGTTATTACCAATGAGGTGCTGGATGTGTGCTATGATAAGCTGAGCCGTATCTTCGATGGTCGTAACCCTGCTTTCAGTTATCAGTTTGCAGCCACAGAGCAGCGGGATGATTGGGAGTGGTATCGTCAGGAGAAACTCGGTGAGCCTATGGTATGGAGCACTAAGGGCTGGAACTACTTTAAGACACAGATTAACTCTGTTCTTATTGTTGACTTGCCCGATGAGCAGGAGGCGGGAGACAGATACCCGCAGCCGTATTTCTATTGGCTACCCATCCGTGATGTTATCGACTTCAAGGCAGACCCCACGACAGGACAGATGAAGTATATCATCTTCCGTCAGGATGAAGATAAGATAGCGGTATTCGATGATGAGAGCCGCAGAGTGTTCAAGGCAAAGGATAACCAAGTAGGTGAGCTGCTTATGGAAGCAAAGCACGACCTCGGTTACTGCCCAGCCCGTTTCTTTTGGAACGACCCAATGAGCCTCGACAAGCCCGACATCAAGCAAAGCCCAGTAACAAAGGAACTTGACCGCCTCGACTGGTATCTGTTCTTTACCATCAGCAAGCGCAACCTCGACACCTACGGGGCTTATCCCATTTATTGGGGATATCAGCAGGATTGCGATTTCCATAACGATGAGTGCGAGTGCGATGGTGGTTTCCTGAAAGACCGAAAAGGTAACTGGATGTATGATAACAACGGATTGCTGATGCCGTGCCCTGTATGTAGCCAAAAGCGACTGACGGGTGCAGGCTCTTTCGTTGAGATACCAGTACCCGACCCGAACGCAGGACAGCCAGACCTGAGCAATCCCGTTGGCATGTTGAGTGTTGACCGCAGCAGCCTCGACTATAACAAGACAGAGGAAAAAGACCTGCGACTGGCTATCATCACGGCCATCGTTGGTCAGGCTGAGGAGATAACGCAGCGTGAGGCATTTAATGAGCAACAGGTGCAGGCAGGCTTTGAAAGTCAAAGCACCGTCTTACAGCGTGTTAAGAAAGGTTTTGAGCAGGCACAGAAATGGGTTGACGATACCATCGCTAAGGAGCGTTACGGCACGGCTTTCGTAAGCAGCTCTATCAACTACGGAACGGAGTTCTATCTGTTCTCTGCTGATGAGTTGAGAGCACGTTACAAGACCGCTAAGGAGTCAGGAGCAAGTGAGGCAGACCTTGATGCATTGCAGCAGCAGATTATCGAGACGGAGTACCGCCATAACCCGCAGCAGATGCAGAGGATGATAATCCT